AAACATTACATTTGTTGTGTAATATACATTAGTTGGATTCATTCTAAAAAGGTCAGCAGCTTGTAAACTGCGGCCTTTTTTGTGCTTCAATTTTAAAAACAAAGTTTACCTAATACTACAACTCATTAATTAATATTTGTACTTAACACGTATGAATATTTTTGGTTTAGAGATAAAAAAAAGGTCAGTATCTACTAGTGGCAATAATCAGTATTTAAAGTATGGTACTAAGGGATGGCTCGCAGAATTACTAAGTTTTGATGCCGTACCCGTTCCAGTTACCCAAGACTCAGCTTTAGGTATTGCAGCGTATTGGCGGTGTGTTAATTTAATTACTCAGTCAATAGCAAGTATGCCTATAAGGTATTACTCAGGCGGGAGTAGAACTACTACAAAGGCAATCCCAGCAATAAAGGCACTACGTCACCCACGTAAGAACATAACAGCCTATACATACAATGAGCTACTAATAGGATCTGCTTTAATGGAAGGAGACGGCTACGCTTTAATAGATAGAAGTGGCGGCAAGATAGAATTAACCCCTTTACTTTATGAGAATGTAGAACCGTTTATTTATGATGATGAAATATTCTATCAAGTAGACGGTATGGATATGCCTATAAGCTCGGGTGATATGATACACCTTAGAGGCTTTGGAGTAGAACTTGCACACGGTATGAGTGCTATGGATGCACACAGACAGACTTTAGGTTTAGCATTAGCAAGCCAAAAAGAAAATATAAACTTCTATGCTAAGGGTACTAAGATAGACGGCATTATAGAAATGCCAGGAAAGCTAGATGAGACTACAAAAGGCAACATTCAGAAAGTATTTGACAAAAAGTATTCAGGTGTAAACGCTACAAGTAGCACGCCTATAATAGATGCGGGTATGAGCTACAAGCCTATAGGAATGCCGCCCAAAGATGCTCAATTTATAGAATCTAATAATTTTAGTAGTAATGAAATAGCTACAATGTTTGGCGTTCCTGCACCAATGATAAACCAATTAGAGAGAGCCACACATTCAAACATCGAGCAACTAAAAATAGACTTTGTTACAAATTGCCTTATGCCTTGGGTGGGTAAACTAGAGCAAGAATATTACAATAAGCTACTTACACCTAGAGAGGAAGAAGGATATTTTAAGTTCAATGTGAACTCTTTAATGCGTGGAGACAGTAAAACACGTGCAGAGTTCTATAGAATAATGATGTCTACTTCTGTAATGACTATTAACGAGGTGAGAGCATTAGAAGATATGGACGGTATAGATGGAGGTGACGAAGTAATGGTTCCACTTAATATGATACCTATAAGCCAATCAGATGCTTACTATAAAAAATTGACAGATAAGGCTGCAATAAAAGAAATAACATAATGGAAAATAAAGAAAAACGATATATCACAGGTTCTATAGAGATAGAAAAGCGTGAAGGAGAAACAGAAACAAGAACTATAAGCGGTTACGCTGTAGTGTTTGATAAAGCTAGCAGCGTGTTAGGTGGTAAGTCTTTCGGGTTTACTGAGACCATAGGGCGTGCAGCATTTGACGGGGTAGATATGAGCGGGGTCATAGCCACTTTTAACCACAACTTTGATAATGTATTAGCAAGGTCAGATAGTGGCTCTTTGTCTTTAACGATGGATAATGTAGGTTTAAGGTATTCTTTTGAATCCCCTAATACTAGTTACGGTAACGACTTACTAGAGAATGTAAGGAATGGGAATGTAAAAGGTTCTAGCTTTATGTTTACAGTGAGAGACCAGAAGTGGACGTATAGAGATGGTGAGGGAATAGATGAGCGAGAGATCACACAAGTAGATGAATTATTTGAGTTGGGACCCGTAACCGTACCAGCATATCCAGATACCACAGCAGCACAAAGAAGTCACACATCTAATAAGCCTAACGTAAATGAGAGCGATGGATACGAGACAGTAGCAAGGCGAATCAAGATTTTAAAAACAAAGTTTACCTAAAATAAGGTAGAATTTATAAAAGTTTGTACTAATAAAAAAAACACAAAATGAACAAATCAGCAGAAATAAGAAGTGAGATCGATGCTAAGATTGCATCGCTCACAGCTTTGAATGATTCAGAAGGCAAAAGCCTAACTGATGAAACTAGAAGTGCTTTTCAAACAAAATTTGAAGGGATAGAAAAAGAAATTGTAAACCTTAAAGCAGACGAGAAACGTGAGTTGACTATGGAAACTATGCGAATCGAAGGAGCATCAGGTGAAAAGAGAAAACTTGATTTAGCGAATGCAGCAGGTGGAGCATCTAAGGAAGGGAAAGAAGAGAAAGAAACAAAAAGAAGTTTCTCAATATCTAACTTTATCAAAGAGGCTCGTTCAGATGGTGGCTTAACAGGCATCAACAAAGAAATGCACGAAGAGGCAGTTTCTGAGTCAAGAGCTAACGGCAGAGCGGTAGAAGGTTATGGTATGCCATCAATGGTGGTAAAGCGTAATATGAACGCAGGCACAACTACAGCAGGTGGATTTACAGTACCAACAGAGGTTATGAGTATTGTAGATTATCTATACAACAAATCTACACTTCGTGAATTAGGAGCAGACTTTATGACGGGGCTTAGTTCTGACCTTAGTTTCCCAGTAAGAGACAATGCTATTACTAGCGGTTGGTTATCAGAAACAGCAGCATCTAGTGCAGTATCTCCTACTTTCGCTCAGAAAACAATGAGTCCAAAGAGATTAGGATCACACATTGATTTATCTAATCAGTTAATCACTCAATCTAATGCGAGCATAGATGCTTACATTACAAGAGAGCTTGCAGGTAGTATGTTAGTTGACCTTGAAGGAGCAGCTATAAATGGTTCTGGATCTTCTAATCAGCCAGAGGGTATACTTAACACTACAGGAATAGGTAGTGTAGCACTTGGGACTGATGGAGGTCCAATAACTTGGGCTGCTATTGTAAAGCTAATTACAGAAGTAGCACAAGACAATGCAGAACTTGGAGATTTAAATTACTTAACAAACGCACAAGTAAGGGGTCAAATGCAAGTAATTCTCAAAGCTAGTGGAGTATCAGGATACCTATTAAACGAGGCTAATTCTGCACTAAACGGTTACGGATTAGGAGTGTCACAGCACGTACCATCTACCCTTACAAAAGGAGATTCTGATGTATGTTCTGCACTTATCTACGGAAACTTTAACGACTTAAAAATAGGTCAATGGGGAGGACTAGATATATTGGTTGACAAATATACGCAAGCGGAGAAAGGAACTACAAGAGTAGTTGCAAACGGTTACTTCGATGTTTTGGCATTGAGACCACAGTCCTTCGCGGCTATCACAGACATCACTACGGCATAGTAGGGGTTGTTTATTCATAATTATAGGGGTAGGTTATGCCTACCCCTTTTTATTTAAAAAAATGTTACAATGGCAAATAATAAAAAAGAAATTAAGACTACCATAAAGAAAACAACTATTACTGTAAAAGCACTAATGGAACTACCACGAGTAGGTCTAGCTTATAGTACAGGTGATGTTTTCGAGTTAAATGCTGAATTAGCAAATGATTTAATAAAAGATGGATTAGTAGAAAAATGTGGCAAGTAGTAACATATCCAGCAGCTAAAGCCCTTAGTGTTGATGATGCTAAAAGGCATCTAAATATATTAGATACGTCTTTCGATACGCTTATAGGTGAGTACATAGATGCGGCTCAGTTAATGCTATACAAAGAGGCTAACATCATAGCTACTCCAATGGCATTTAAACAAGTGTACCAATCTTGGGAAGAGTTCGACTTTAATCTAGAGCCATTTACTAGCGTTATCATAACCTACTATGATGCTAATGATGATGTGCAAACATTGGCGGCTAGTGACTATAAGATTTATGATGGAGGTTTTCCAGTTGTTATTTGCCCTGTTCAAATGCCTGCGTTATATGATAGAGTAAACCCTGTCATAGTTAATGTAGTGAGTGGGTATTCAGCAGCACCAGATAACGTAAAGCAATGCCTTAGAATGATAGTAGGAGATTTATATGAAGTACGACAGACAGAAGTACAAGGCAGTTACTCAGTGCTTAGTAGAAACACACAGTATCAGATTAGTTTAATAAGTAGACGGGCTGCAATATGATGAACATAGGCAAACTTGACAGACGTATAGATATAGAATCTTGGACTTACCTAGCGAATGCACAAGGTGAGAAGGTGGCTACCTATTCTGTTTTTCATTCAGCATTTGCACACGTTCAGAAAGCGGGCGGTAATGAGAGAGAGGAAGGGCAAAAAGAGACGGCCACTAATAAGGTAAAGTTTAAGATTAGATTCTTTGCAGGGATAGATGAGACTATGCGAATAGTGTACAATAGTATTTATTACGATATACTAGAGATACAGGAGTTAGGCCGTGAAGGTCTATGGATTACAGCAGAAAGGAAAAACTAATGGCTACTATAAAAATAGAAGGGATGGAGGAGCTAACAAGGCAAATTCAAAACATACCAAATGACAAAGTAAAACGTAGAGAGTTGCTAAAGATTCTAAGACGTCAAGCTAAACCACTATTGGCATCTATAAAAAGCAAAGTACCTATATCTGATGGCTTTATTAAAGTTCGTGGTGGCTCTGTAAAAAGAAAAAACAAGACAAATCAAACAGGCGAAGTAGAGGCTATGAATCTAAAAAAGTCCTTTAAGATAAAAACTGGCAAATCTAAGATGATGCCTAATGTAGCGGTAGGACCCAATAGAGGAGG